CGGTCTATAACCTCAGCAGAAGTAAAATTGTGAGAATATGCCGTATAGTCTAAATCCGAAAGTAAATCCTCTCCAAACAAATCTTTGAGCGTTACTCCTTCTCCGTAGAAAGTTATCTTATAAGCCGATGGTTTTCCGTTGGTGATTACTGCTCCATCTAATTGAATCTTGCCCTTGCGGAAGGTAGCTAAATCTATCTCAATGATTCCGTCTTTTCGTAGATTCGGGTCAGTAGTTGCGTTGACGTCTGATTGATACCAGTGTTCAAAGATTGCGTTGTTATGCGAGCTGGCCGGTACCGTGAATCCTTGCGAGAAATCCGTGTAGGTTTTGGATAGGTCTTGTACGTTCTGAATTGACGAAGTGACGCTGATGTTCTCATCGTTGAATAACTCAATGCGCTGGCCTTCGATGTATATCTGTACGCTTTTCTTCATTATACTACTGAATTGATTGTATCGAATGCGTACTCAAATTCCATTTCGTAGCTGATCAGTTTGGTATTGATTGACTTTTTTAGATCCATAGATTTTGTATTGAGCTTAGCGGCCTTCTTATCAATTAGGATCCTTTCGCTTAGCATCATTTGTTTAATTACTTCTTTAAAGCTCTCAGATACCCAATCAGAATAAACTTTAATAGTTTCCTTTCCGTTAGCGTTAAATACTTTTCTTTGCCCTTCTTTCAAATCATACGCAGGATAGGTATTAGGCATCAAGTTATACTCCGTGTTTTCAACACTCAAGCCGTTGTAACTTGCTTTGAAAAACCACTCACGCTGCCACGCTCCAAACTTATTAACAAAATCAATCTGAACAGGTGTGTACTTGCACTCTTCTTGAGGCACAAAAGTTGCCGAGTAAAGCACGGTTGCAGAGCCGTCAATGATTTCTAACAAGTTACCATCAGCAGCGTTTCCGCTTCGAACTCTCGGAACGTCACGCCACACATTATTGGTTAAACCCGTGACTGATACCGCACCCGAAACAAGGTTAGTATATCTCAATGAATTACCGCTGCCAGTATAAAGCGTGAGCCATCCGTATTCTCCACTTAAATCATAGTTGTAAGTGTATGTAGAAGAATTGAGCAAGTAGTTACCCAAAGCAGGGTTTGAGCCGTCCAAATAGAATCCGTAGCCATCTAAACCAAAGTGCGTTTGAGTTGAGCCTACCTGAATGAAACTCGTAGTGACTTTCTTAAAGAGCTTTAAGCCAACATTGCACCATTGCGCTGAAGGAGTAGCTGTAATTACAGTTGTAATCGTTTGTAGCGATGCGTGTGAAATGTACTCTCTAATGAACGGAGATACGTCGTAGTAGGTTGCAGGGTTATTTGATGCAGGAATGAGCTTAGAAAGCGTGTATGAGGGTGATGCAGGCATTGAGCCTGTGCCGTTCCAAAGGAAGATTTCTAATTTGGTTTCTATTTGTCCGGTTTCGTTTATCGTTACGATGTATGGACTTCTTGCGTTTATGTTAGCCATTTTTTAAGATCTTATCTGTTTGTTGGTTGAATAGTTTTATAGCATCTAATCCGTATTTTTCTACCAGCTCCTCCGGAAGTCGTTTATATGCAGCTTCAAAAGGCTTAGTAAAAAACAAACTTGGCTTTAATCCTCTGGCGTAAATATTCTTGGCTATAATATGCGAAATCGTTTTATAGCTTCCTTTTTTATACTTTCCCTTTTCATCTCTGAGCCTTATGTTTTTTTTCTTAGCCCACTTCTCTAAGCTCGCAGTAAATTTGTCCCAAGTTCCGGCATGAGTTCCTGATCCAAAACGATACCGGCTATTTGGCGCCTGCTGGCCTCTAATCTTTGCGTTCTTGCTTACCTTGCTTGGATCTGCTCCTCTTACTCCTTCGTCTTGAAATACGCCGTAATCTTCCATGAAAAACTCAATGGATATGCTATTAGGCATTGCTTTAACAACACCCTTTAGTGAATTATATAACCTGCTTGAGCTTTTCTTTTTTTGGCGCGTAAGGTTTGCTTTAGATTGACTAATTACATAGTTGCGGAATTTTTCCAGCTCCTTTTGTACTTCCGTCTTTTCCATCAGCAAATTGTCATTTCATTTGGTACCGTAATATCAAATGTCATAGCCCATCCTGCGAGGTTATTCTCAAAACGCTCTGCAAATGGTTCTAAGTTAGCCGAATCTTCAATCTGTACTTTTGAATCCCAAATACTTCCGGCCTTCATTAACTTGTACGCTCTGATCAATACGTCATGCATCGAATTAAGCGCATCAATCTCATTATCCATACCATAGAATTGATCTGTAGTATCGGCTTTGCTAAAGTCAACAATATCCATCGCCATAATAGTAATATTGTACCTGATTACAAACTCCTCAGCCGTGCTTTGGTTAACAATAATGTGAACTAATGGAAAGATAGTTTTCTTGTTGAGATCAACAGAAAAGATATCGCCTTGCGTTACCTCATTAACTATAGGATCTGCAGCAAAGTGCGCTCTTAATGTATCTACGGTTGTAAAATAATTCATCGTCTTAGTTGTCTGTCAAGTTGTCGTTTTTCAATTTCGCCTTTCTGTTTTTCAAACGTGAGAAACGTGAGACATTTAGTAAGTCTGAGTTTGGTAATTTCATCGAATCTTCCAACGTCTCCCTTAGCGAGCGCATAAAGTGATTGATACCATCCCCATTGTTTTGCAAATTGAGCTGTTTCTGAAAAGTCATCAAGGCTTCCGGATTCTTCGTCATTTCCTTCTCCATATAATTCAGGATAGCTGGAAGTAATTCGTTTCCTAAATTCCAAAAAAAAAGCGATGCAGATAAGCAAACATCCATGGGAGCGTATCTCATTAGCTCCTGCATGTCCTTGTTAGCTTGATAATCCTGTATGTCGTATTTATCTTTAATACGTCTTTTTATAGGCCTGTACATTACTGCCATCGCCTTGTGGAAAGTTTGCCAATTGCCTAAACTGGATTCAAGATCTACATACTCCCCGTAAGTAATCTCCTCCAGCTCCGGAATAAATCCAAACTCAGTATCGCCAATTTTGAAAGTATTTGTGAATTTAGGCTGCTCTGCAAATAACGTAGCAAAGTGCGCTATCAATTCATTTAAAGAACTGAGCTTTATCTTTACAATATCCTTCAATGTTACGTTGCAAAATATCTCAATCATTTTCTGAGCAATAAACTCTTCGTCATTGCTGGCTTCTTGCATAGCAATAAAACTCTGATAGTTTTTTAGGCTGATCTCATTTAATGACGTAGGCACGCTCAATTGTAATTCCATACTCATATAACTTACTTTTTTAATTGTTGTTGCGCGTGGTTATGCGCTTCTCTTAGCATTACTAAATGTGTTCTTAATCTTGCGGCATCGTTGAAGATTATTTTAATCCGTTTTCCGGTACGCTGCTGAATGTACATCTCTACATAAACGCACATTGCTCTTGTGTAATCTTCTGACATTATCTAATGTTGTAATTGCCCGCGTTCTTTCTTAGGCCTAGCGTTTCCATTTCATGGTATCTTAAAGCATCTATTGCGTGGTTGTAGTGATCAATAGGTCGGTTTAATTTAGTTCCGTCTTTTGCCCGATCCCAACAGTAAGCCCTTAGCTCTTTAATTAAGTTTGTGCTTTGCTTAGTTACCAGATACTCCTGTTGTTGCATTACGTCAATGCCGTACTTAATCGAATCGTTGCCTTTGGTTGCTCCTTTAATCATCTTGCCGTATCTCCGGATCTCGTCTATGGATTTTGGCTCTGAGCTATCCGCGTAAATAGTAACGCCTGCAGGAAGGCGCTTTGCAATGTCTGAGTTTAACATACCGGTTTGGTAAACAAGTTCGTTTACAATTCGCTTTCCGTTCCAGTTGTATATTTCTATGGCAGCTGTTGGATCATTCGTGTATCCAAAGTCTAAGCCGATGCCTATCAATCTGGCTTCTGCCGGTATTTGATCAATCTCTTTCCAGTTTTCAAATATAACTCCCTCTAAGGATCCGACTTCTCCTAAGCCATAAACGCGCCACCAATTAGCCCAGTAATTGCTTGTAGCTGCTTTGTCGCGGTTCTTTTCTATCTGCTGAACTATTCCCTCATCTAAGGCTTCGTTATCCTTGTACGTTAAGATTATGAAGTCCGCATCCTGTTCGTCTTTTAGTTCCTTGTGTACCCAAAACTCATTCGCAGGGTTAAAGTCCAAGTAAACTTCTTTGTTTGTACGGATTGCAAGTTCGTTATAAGATTCAAACGTTACATTATTGCACTCGTTGATATAAAGGATATCTCTCCGCGCTCCGCGTAGCTTACTGGAATCATCCGCCGAAAAGAATTCAATGTAACTTCCGTTCTTGAATCTGTATATGCGATCTGATTTATTAAACTGATCATCTGAGTAGCGATTAGTCCAGCGCATGATTTTTATAAAGTCCTTTAATGCTCCGCGCTTCAAATGCGGTATACTTTCAGAAACTACGCTAATCTCAAGGTTTGGGATCTTTACTGCTCTATCAATTAATATTGGCAGGATTCCAAAGGTCTTTCCTGCTGAGGTTCCTCCTTGAATAATCTTAATACGTTTTTTTAGATCAAGTATCTTGTTGATCGAGGTTGTCCGTTTGAACATCTGGGAATAGTGGTTGCTCTAATATTGTTTGTTCTACTTGCTGAAGTGGCGCTCCGTATCCGGAATCCATCAAAGCCTTGTAAGCTGATACATCTCCTTCACGAGCTTTCTTAATCAGGGCTAAGGTCATTAAATCCTCTTGGCTCATTGTTTCGCTTTCTCCGGTTAGCGGATTCTTTAGCGATTGATTAACTTCTAACCATTTACGCGCAATGGTGCTTCTGTTCTTGGCTCCCTTAGGTCTTCCGTTAGGATTTCCGCTCTCTCCTTTTTGCCATCTCGGCTCAATTTCTTTGTATCCTGCCATCTCGTTGTTGATTCGTTGTTTTACTTTTTTGTTGGATCAATATTCTCTGCCCTTCTATTAGCTCGAACTGCAGCTACATTTTGCAGCCTTTCAACTTCCATTTTAAAAGGGTAACAATGCTTCATGTTTTCCAAAGTATAATATACAATAGATGCTCTGTAAGGATTATCTTTTGTTTTGATTATTGGCATTACTCCGTGAATTTCGCTTTGTCCGTCAAAAATTGCTAAATAACTATCTTCTTGCGCTAAAGCAAATCCATACTCTGGGAATACAAGCTCTCCTCCTGCAATACCATCTCTTAAAATTAATACATTAGATAAATTTCCTCTAAAGTTTCCAGTATCTCTGTGATATTTGATTGCGTGATTTACATTAATGTTTGCAGTTGTAAATGGAGCCTTTTGCTGAATGATGTAATCTTGCTTTACGTTCTCGCTTATTACGTTTAAATCATGCTCGTATTGCGCAGGAAGGTATTGCTTGTATATTTCAGTTAGATGCGGTAGAAAGCTAAATAATATATTAGCGTTCGTCTTTTCGTTTTTCGTTTGGGCTGAAAAGCGGCAGTAATCGTTTCTTCTTGCTATTCTTGGCAGGCTTCCAAATACGCTTGATTGCGTTTGTACTCCGCGCGTTCTGCTTGACTTTAAATACTTCGTGTTTAGGCTCGCAGCTCTAATTGCTTTTGATTGATCAGATCCAATTTTAATATATAATCCTACTGCTGCTCCATTTTTAGTAAATAATGTATCTTCATTAATTATTAATGAGTAATGCTCTTTCTTTGGAGTTTGCTTTATTAGATCGTCGCAGCTTCTTATTTTATTCAACTCAAAGGTTTTCATTTTCCATTAGCTTTAAAATAACTTGACTGTGGTTTTCTAAATCGTGTTTGTCTTGCTGATTGTTTAGCCATTGTATAACCTTTTCAAATGTTTCATTGTCATAAACAAAAAACATTCTTTTCAATTCAGCATTAAGAAATTTATCCAATTCAAGCTCTGGATCCATTCCTATATACTGATTTTCATTTGACAAGTCATCGCTTTTCCAAATGCTAAGGCCCCATTCGTCTAATTTTTCAGTATCCCATTCATTAGCTAACATATCCCAATCCCATTCGCCAAAGCCCACGTTGTCCTTAACTATAAACTCCTGCTTCTGTTCTTCCGTTAGGTTCTCTGCTTTGACTATATATACGTCTTTTAGTCCGGCTTCTTTGCAGGCTTTTAAGCGCATGTTTCCACCTAATACAATGTTATTCTCATCCACTACTATTGGGCGAAGCTCAAGCATCTGAGGGAAGTCTTGTATTGACTTAACTAACTTCTTGAATTTATCGTCTTTTATTAGTCGTGGGTTTTGCGGGTTATTCTTTACCTCGCTAATCTTTACCTTTTCAACTTTCATAAAGGGAATTTATGTGAATCAATATTTTTATATGTTTTCTTTGATCCTTCGCGTTCTAATCTTTCAGCTTCAAAAACTAATATGCGCCCACCTGTTGGCTTAACCGGCGCTCCTCTTTCAACGTGCCAACCTTTAGATCCGTCTCCGTACTCTTCTTTATAGGTGCCGGTTAGCATCATGTGGATCTGCTTTTGTTCGTGTTTATATCCAGATTGAGAATGATGTTTAACTGTATCCCTTGCATCATTACGCGCGGCGTTCTCGTGTATGTGGCCCATTGTAAACACGTCGAAGTCTTCGTACATTTCTAAAGCGCGGGTAAGGTTCAAAGCTCCCTTTGTAACTACACCGCCACCGCCTGATCCATGAAAGTATTTGATTCGATAACTCGCAAAATTGTGGTTAGTATATTCTTGATTAATAATTAACCAACCGCCGTATCCGCCTGTATATACATTTGATCCGTTTTTATAGTTCAACAAATCAACAAACCTTTGCAGTAAATCAGTTTCCTGCCATTTGATTACGCTTGTCTCGTGGTTTCCGTATCCGATTACTGTAAGGATATCCGCGTATGGGCTGAACCATTCTACCGCAGTTTCTACAATTGAATCCAAATACTTAGCATTGTTATGCTCTGGCCTGATGTCTGATTTATTCCCCCTTCGGTCTCCTTTTCCCTGCATAAGACAGAAAAAGTCACCATTAACCATAACAGGAATATTATTCGTCTTGCAGTAGTCAAGATCGCGCTTAAGTAAATCCCAATCGCATTTAGGATTGTCCCAATGCAAATCGGAAAGCATTGCTATCTGTACGCGCTTTCCAGTTACTTGGATCTCGTGTATATTCTTGGCGTGTTTCTTTACTTGAATCATGCTTCGTAGGAGCTATAGACTCTCTGCAGGTCTTTTATAATTTGTATCCAGCAACTTGCGCAGGTGCTTGGCTCCTTACGTCTGTTAAAAATCCTTGCGTAGATATTCAATATCTCGCGTTGTTCTACTGGGCTTACTGATGTTTTAGTCATCAAATCAATGCCTGTAAGATAGTTATATTCGTCTTCTGTTAGGCACTCAGCTCCGTAAGGAAATAACTTGTTTAATGCTTCCTTTCTTTCTAAACATCCGCAGTCCTCTCCTGCGATAAATTCAACTAACTTTTTAATACCGGTTGCTTCAGTAATCTGCTCAATGGTATCTCCTAATCCTTTTGCTTTTCTTGGTCTTGCCATCACTTTTTATAATTATCGATTAAATAAAAATTTACATTTGGTATTCTTGCAATGTCATCGTTGTAATCAACATTACCTCCGTTAGTTTCTTCTATATCCTTTACAACTTTGACGTGTTTTAAGTTGTACTGATCAATCAACTCATCGTTACGACCTCCATACGATGCAGTCAAAACTAAGTTCGTTGGTATCTGATCAATCCTGTTTACCCAATACTTTAAAGATTTAGTGTAAGCCCAGAACTCTACTTCTGGATTTTCTCTGGCTATTTCAAGCCACATATCAAAGTAATCTTGATTAAAGAAATCTCCTGCTGCATGAATACGAACTGCGTTGCAACCTTTTGGCAATTCTGGCTTGTTTCCGTTAATTACATGCTCGTAATTATTCCAACGGTGGTTTCTTACTGCAGGGAATCTTTCCGGAGCAGCGGCGTAACATCTGTACGCATTTGATTTGTTTTCAAACTTACCGGTTTCTCTGTTTACTTTTACTAAACATTCCAAAGCAAAAGGGCAGGTGTGTCCGGTAGGTAAATTCCATTCATATACAGTGCCAGTATAATATTTTGTATTCTTTACAAACTTCATATTAGTTCAAAATCTTCGTTTATATAATCCTGCCAATCTTCGCCAATGGCTTCCTTTAACTTTTTCTTACAGTTGTTTATTGTTTGCCATACTGATCGTAAACCAATGCCAACTTCTGTTTCAATTTTACGCATACTGAATCCGGAATTTCGATAAAGAATAAATAATTGTCGATCATATTCATCCCAGTTTTGCATTTCAGCTTTTATTTTGAGTTCTATACGTTCCAAAGCATCTAATCTTTCCGTGTTTTCCTGCGTTCTAACGATGTTTTGTACTGCTTCGTATGGTATTAACTGCGCGGCCTCTTTTTTGTTGATTGTAAAGAACATATTGCGAAGCGTTACCCACATCAAAGCGCGGTTTATTTCTCCGTTTTCAAAGTATTTATCCGGATCCCCAATCTTCATGAGCTTGATATAGCACTCCTGCACTATATCCTCTGGCGTATCAGTACCGAATAAACGAACAATGGCCACCCATTCTTTGTGATGAGCGGCCAGTGCAGTAATCCAATGTTTGTTTCTTAATTCCAATCCAGTTCAAAGATAACGTTGAAAAGCATAAATCCGATGCCGCCGGTTGAAATTAGTAAGCCAAAACCAATGTTTTTATCAATGTGGATCTTGGCTCTGATTCGGCTAAATATTCGTTTCATAAGTCAAAAGTATTTGTTTGTACTGCTTAATTCTATCAATGCCGCGATTAATTGTATCTAATCTATTGCGCCATTTTGCGTAAAGTTCCGACTGAAGGCCCATCATTTGCAAAGCATTTATTGAAAATAATACCATTTCTTTTCGTCTTTGGATACCTGCCAAAAGGCGATCTGCTGCATCAATAAACGTAGTTAAGTTAGCATATTCTCTTCCGTATTCGCTTTCTATTATGTACGTCATATTCTCCAGATCAATAATCTGCCCTTTGCCGTTACATTTATCGCATTGAAGTTCAATAACGTTTTGCGCGTATGGCTCATGGTTTCCTGTCGTTTCTTCTGCTACAATGCCTGATCCTTCGCAGCAGTTACATTGTAAATAGTTAATTGCAATCATTTTTTTTGTTTTAGTGTTATAGGCCAAATATAATAATAATTTTAATTATAATACATTTTTTAAATAATTTGCCAGCTTCTGTAATGTTGGAGCTGAAAGGTTTTTGCCCCTTAGGAATAGGAATAAATTAGATTGATACATCTGAGCTTCTACGCTAAATGCAGTCAATGTCTTTCCGCTTTTTGCTAAGTATTGAACCAAAGCGGCCCGAACTATATCGGTACCGCTTGCGATTGTTTCTAATTGTTTTCTGCTCATCTTAAAAAGGTAGATCGTCGTTTGCAACTACTGGCTCACTATTAGAAGGAGCAACATACGGCTCAGAGAATGAAGCAGAGAAAAAACTACCTGCTTTACCTTGTTTTACCCAAAGAGCAACTTCCATCTCTTTTCCGTTTACGTTTACCTTCCCTTTGTAGTCAGGATGATTGTCAGCTTTCTTGTTCGTGTTTTTGAAGATTGCTCCCGTGTTTGTTTTGTTTTCCATTATATATTAAAAATTAAATTGATTACTAAAATAATTACTACTGCCGTTACCAGTATCATTGTGCAGAGTGCTGCGAGGTATTCTTTGTCGTGGTCTTTCATAGGTCAAATGTTATGTCGTTATCTTCCATTGCTTCTCGTAGCATCTTACGGCATTGGTCGAATGTTTCTATTTCGCATTCAGTAGCTTCTCGGTTTCCGATGTATCCGTGTTTGACTATCCCGCGCAACTCTTGGTCAAGTTTCCACATTGCGCCTTGCCATCTATCCGCGTTCAATGCTTGTATTGCTTCGTATTTGTCGTCGAATTCTATTGTGATTTTCATATGTAATACTTATTTAGTTCGTCTTTCTTTACGTCAACTTCAATATCTCTCAGAGTAATTATGTAGCTTCGCACCGTTGTCCTATCCATTTTAAACTGATTTTGTATTGAGTAAATAGGTCTCGGTCTTTCTTTCAAGAATTTAATCAATTGTTCAACTCGTTCTCGTTTTGGTGCGTATAGCTTTTCAAATTTTTGTTCGTTCATCTTATTCTGATTTAAAGGTTAAAAATTATTGTTAAACCATATCATAAAATCCACAAATTGTACATTCAAAATGAATATCTGATATATATTTTCTTTGTGTTAAAGGGTGATAACATTTTTTTATTGTCATCTGCTCCTTCTCCAGTTCTTTGGCTTGTTCAAATAGTCTATCTCTTTGGTTTTCATAGCCGTTTCTCTCCAGTCTATTGTAATTGAATCCGTTTTTTATTTGGTCATACAACCATTCTACTGCCGTCATCTTATTGTGATTTATTTAGTTTACGTTTTATTCTACCTTCTTTGGTTGCCTTATTTGCGTGAAAAGTACAATACCACTTACCTTCAAAATATTGAGTATTAGTTGTTGTTGACTTTCTTGTGCAATTTTTATGTTCACACTTCATCTTATTCTGATTTATTTAGTTCGTGTTTTACTTCAATCCAATAGGTAAAATACATTGGATGCGGTGTGTAATAGTCACTTCCTTTTGCAAGGTCTCTGTCATCAAATGCTGAATCTTCTTTTCTGCTTTCTATAATCTCATCAACTGCAATAAGTGCGCATTGTTTAGCATTTTTTCTAGCTCCATCCATTCCATCTGTAAAATAAATTCCTGCAAACATAAATCTGTTTACTAACTCTTGTGCTTTCTCTTTAGGTGCTGTCATCTTATTCTGATTTATTTAGTTCGTGGTTTTGTAACACCCATTCTTCATATGTCATAGCATCTTCAATAGCGTAACATCCGCAATACATTGTCTTTTGTCCAAATTCATATGCTTCCTTTGCCGATTTAATATACTTGTCAAAGTAGTCTTTAATATCCTCATGCTCCATGCAAGCGGAATCATTTCCAGCGCTGAAATCTATTTCTCTCTGCTCCTTCTCCATTTCTTTGGCTTGTTCTATTATTTGGTCAAATGACTTTTTATAATTTTCGTTTGTAATTTTTTCAAGAAACTCTTGTCTTATAAATTCTACTGCTGTCATCTTATTCTGATTTAAAGGTTAACAAATAAGCCTTATAAGCGTTATAAACCGCTTGTATTTTCTTAAATTCTTCCGTGTTTCGCTCGGTCTGAATAATCTTATCACTTGCAAAGAACTCATCCCATTCCTCAACAGTTCGTTTTTCGCAACCAATATGCACCATTCCGTCAGTTATTCCGTGTGTCCACTTGCAATACATAGGCACTTTAGTTGCACCGCTTAGGTCTGCACCGCTTAGGTATGCACCGCTTAGGTCTGCACCGCTTAGGTATGCACCGCTTAGGTCTGCACCGCTTAGGTATGCATGGCTTAGGTCTGCACCGCTTAGGTCTGCATGGCGTAGGTATGCATCGATTAGGTATGCACCGCTTAGGTCTGCACCGCGTAGGTCTGCACCGCTTAGGTCTGCACCGCGTAGGTCTGCATGGCGTAGGTATGCATCGATTAGGTATGCACCGCGTAGGTCTGCACCGCTTAGGTCTGCATGGCGTAGATATGCATGGCGTAGGTCTGCACGGATACCGCCTTCTTCATTTCTTAACCACTTTAAGTGTAGTTCTAAAACTTCTTTGATTTGTTCTTGTGTCATAATTCTGATTTATTTAGTTCGTGTTTTACTTGCTTCCCAAATTGTATCTGTTTTATACTTGTCGCATACTTCATTAGAAGAAGGCACTTGCAACCATACTTTACCTACAAGTTGTAGTTTTGTTCCTTTTTCTATATGGCTTTTTATACAAGTCTTTTTTAAATAGTATTTTCTACCATTTATTTCTCCATCGTAGCAACCTGTCAAAAGACCTAATAAAATACTAATGCTAATTACTCTCATTTTATTCTGATTTAATCAACTAAAAATTCATTCGTCTTTACACTCTCTACACCTTCAACTAATTGCGCAAGTGTACCATCTACAATTGCTGTTGTATGTGGGTGAGTGTTTTCACATAGCCATTTCATTAGTGGCTTTACTGCTTCTTCAAATGTTAATTTGTTTTCCATTTCTTTGGCTTGTTTTAATATTTTATCAAATAAAAAACTATTACCTTTTATTTCAAAGTTTTTATCAAGTTCTTGTTCTAAAAATTCTACTGCTGTCATCTTATTCTGATTTATTTAGTTCGTGTTTCCATAGCCATAGTTTAAACTTTATCCACCTTCTTAATGTCTTATATCAAGGGTCTTTTTTTAGACTATTGGCTTTGTCTTTTAGTATTCCCATCTTATTCTTGTTCAAAGGTTCTGTTGAAATATTCATCAAAGTTTGGTGCTTTACATTCAACATCCCATATACCCGCATCGTAAGCATCTTTTAGCTGCTCATACTCAAAGTCTTTGGCTTGTTCAATATCATGCACATTAAGATAATCTTTAACTCTTACATCTTTTCCTTTCTCGTCTTTTCCACAGACCATGTTTAATATAAATTCTAATGCTGTTTTTTCCATCTTATTCTGATTTATTTAGTTCGTGTTTTACTTCTTGCCAGTACTCCATACTTGAATATACATCTGTATTAAATGGGTTGCTATGTGGATTTGATTTTATAATCTCATCAACTGCAATCAATGCACATTGTTTAGCATTTTTTCTAGCTCCATCTATTCCATCTGTAAAATAAATTCCTGCAAACATAAATCTGTTAACTAACTCTTGTGCTTTTTCTACTGCTGTCATCTTATTCTGATTTATTTTGTTCGTGTTTTACTTGCTTCTCGGTAGCCATCTGAATATCCTTTAACATAATGAAGCTCAATCTCTTTCTTGATTCGGCTCAAATAAAGCGTAGCATCCATCAACTCCTCAAGTAAATGGTTTATCCATTGGTCAAGAGTTAAATCTTCTCGGTCTAATGTAGTTCCGTATTTCTTTAGTCCTGTTGCAGAGCGTTCTGCAAACTTCGCCATTACGGATAAAACGATTTGGTCTTTTACTTCTTGTTCCATTATTTCATAAGTTCGTTATAATATGCTCTGGCAATTTGGATCTTTTCCTTTACGGTTGTAATTACATGCTCATCGTAATCAATCTCAAAGACCTTTACTCTTTCGTCTTTTGGTATGTGATCAAAGTTATGCTGGGCTTCTACGTAATCGCGTACCTCTTGGCTTTCGCCGATCAGGTTCTGCTTCCAGTGTTCCCTGCGTATCTCGTCCTCTAAAATTAAGTAAGGCGTATTAATCAGGCAGTAAGTTACTTTTGCTTTTTTTCGGTTTGTTAACCATAAGTAAGCCTGCATTTGCCAGTAGTAATCTTTGTTCGGTAATTCAGATTCAAACCATGGAAAAGTATTCGCGTTCCAACTGACCTTTGTATCAATAATCAGATCAGTTGTAATTACGTCCGGAGTTCCTTTAACAAAGTCGTTAGTAAACTTTTCTTCGTTTTTATGCAGGAATCCAAGATCCAAAACTTCAGCGACTAACTGTATTGCTTCGTCTTCCGTCTGATGGCCTTTATCTGTATATCTTGAATTAAATTCTTTATATATGCCGTATTTGTCCTGTAATACGACTTCTTGAATATAACTCTTTGCGGTTTGGGAAAGTACCTCCCCAGCTTTACGCGAGGAGGTCATTATCTTTCCTAAAGAACTTGCTCTAACTTTCATAACGCGTTCAAAATATCAATTTGCCCTTCAGTTAAAGAAAAAGATTTTTCTAATTTTTCGCGAGTAAATTCGCCTTTTGCTATGGCAGTAACTGCAGCTTGAAAGCGTTTCTGATCAATCTCCGGCATTTTCTTTTCTTTCTTTACCTGCTCGCCTGCTGCATCGGTGTCTTTATCCGTCACAAGGCCCAAAGCAGAACTCAATGCGTAGCGACGGTAGTAAGTTACACCTGATCCGAAGCTCTGGTAATCATTCATGCCCTTGAGCGTTACGGAAGGAATCTCAATACGGCTTTCCATTGTCTCTCCAGATTCAACGTGATAAATCAACGTGTCCAAATAATTAGCTCCGTCTTTTGAGTTGAGCAGTTGAGTAAATCCAAGACCGTGCTTAGATAAAAGCGGATTAATCTTGTCAAAGATTGCAGGAAGATCAGCGTATGAATAGCCAAACCCTTGCGTACCTTTAAAAATTACCGGTACCTCTTGCTGGAATGCTGCCAGCGACTTAAATAGATGTTTCATTTTGTTTTGTTTTTTGTGTTATTACTTGTATTAATTCTTTTTCGATTAGTTCAGTTTTTTCTTTTCTGGCTTTTAATACCAGTTCAATAATAAAAGGAAGATCATTGTAAAGCGTTTCGCAGTCAATAATTACGGTTCTGTTTTCAGATACTAAATGCAGCTCTCCGTTGGCTTCAAAGATTGTATGCGTATCCGGTAGATAAGTATATTTCATAGCGACAAATATTAATAATTTAACTTGAGCGCTTCGATTTGTTTTTTGTAGCTTTCAATTGCTTTTTTGCAATTCTCTACATAACCTTTTTGAAATGTAAAAGCTGCTGAAATTTGAGCTTCTAATCTTTTAATGTTTTCTTGTAATAATTTAATTTGATTTTGCATTGTGTTTTTGTTTTAGTGTTAATTATAGAACAAATATAATATATATTTTTAATATAAAAACAATCCAAACAAAAAAAATTAACTTTTTTCTAAATTTTTTATTTTCTGCTTGTAGTTTGCGATCAGTTCGCGTAGTTCCTCTCTTGTATACTTAGCTACTTTATGCGCTTTTTCATGCAACTGTATTAATCTATCTCCTCCAATCCTTTGCTCAATTCCTATTTGGTACTGGATTAGGTTTCCGTGTTTCCATTGGTTGCAGGCTACGCATTGACCGTGAACGTTATCTTCATCGAAAGTAACTGCCTTGTGTCCTCCTGAGCTAAAATAGTGGCCGGCATCAAATTTGTTTTCCAGCTTTGAGCCGCAACTTATGCAAGGTTGATCTTTATCGCGGATCCTTATAAACTTATTGAATACGATCTGAGCGGCCTTCATTAATTCCTGCGTAGTTTCAATATCGGCCTGCATTTTCTTTTTCGTTTTTTTCCAGTTCTGATCCTTTGCCTGAGCAACCCAAACTTTAACACATTCCATATCTAAACAAAACTTTTGGTTGAAGCGTACCGGTTCAAACTTCTGTTTGCAGTTTTTACAACGCGGCATCTTTACTTGAATTTAATATATCTAAAACTAATTTGCGAGGTATCATTGATCTGGTGTAACTTCCTTTTCTTCCTTGTGTTCCTGTTTTGCTTCCTCTTGGAGCAGATTGATGATGGCAGTTTTTATTCCCGTTATGACATTCGTGTTTTGGCAGCCATCCTTTTGGATTAAATACAGAATATAAATTATTTGTAAAAATATCAGTAGGTTTTGCACGGTCGTCTCCATAAGTACAATACCAAACTGTTGCCCGATCTAACCCGTTTACAAAAGGCATTTTGCGCATCATTCCGCGAGGATTTTCAATGTAAAATTTTAAATTAGGATTGAGTTTTAAATAGTAATTTATTAAATCAATTTGATGAAAATTAACTGCATCGCACTTTTTAGCGTAATCGCTTACCGGTTCTGTTCCGTTCCTGTGGTGGCTAATAGCTGCAATTGAATAAGTAGTGCAATCTGGAGAAGTCCAAATAATATCAGGAATAAAAGGTATATGCTCAGGTTTTAATTGCTCTATGTCAATAACTAAATTAATGCCTTCGTAATCAGTCCAATCAACTGAAAATACATTATAACCTAACTCTTCTGCAACTTTACCAATAGACCGGCTGCCTGCGTGTAATTCTAAAACATTCATAGTTGTATATCTTTGTATTTTAATTCGTCTTTTAATTGCTTGGTTTGCTCCAGTAGCATGATATTCCTGCGGGCCAGCTCTGAGTTTTCCCTGCTTAGGCAAATAATGTGATCAGATAACTGAATAAAGCTATCGTATGCTTCCAGAAGTTCCTGCTCTGATTGCTTGGCTCCGTTGATATACTCTAATGCAGTAGGCCTTTCTTTTTCAATCTTCTCTCGGCCAAATTTAATACGCTGGTATATGCTCCAGATGTTTGCTTTTGTTTTAATTATTCTTAGTGAAATATCCATTTTAAAAAGGTGTTTGGTTTGACATTCTGCGGAGTTTCTCGCTAGTAGATAAAATTTCTCCGTCTTTTGGTAATTGTATTTTTGCCTGTTCAGGCGGTTTAGCTCTAAAGTTTTTTAGCGGATCAGTTCCGTTAATTTCGAAACCAATTCCAGAATTGAAATTACAAATAACTGGCTCATTTAGTAACGTGTGCTTTCCGCCGGTTTCCGTGTCCTTAACTTTTTCGACATTAATCCATGTTGAATACTTCCACTCTGGGTGTTTAATCAATCGGTGTATAACAAACATATCATCGCAGCGATTTAGAAAAGCCTTACCGCCTTCAATGTGATCCTTTAGCGGTGGTTTTAAATGTCCTTTCCATTCTCCGTCTTGATACAAATTAGCGTTCCTTCCGGATTCCGTGTTAGGGTGCGTATTGATATAAATAGTTTTTCCGGTACTATTGACAAACTGGCGAGCTGCGTTCATAAAGTTATAATTACCTTCAAATGTCATTTGCCGATCTAATCCAGTAAATGGATCAATCAGGCAAACATCTGCCTCAGATTCTACAAACAAATCAAATAACGCTTCCGGTTTGTATAGTTTTGAGTTATCAATAAATGTAAAGAACTGCTCTAAATATCCGGTATATCTGTGAATCTCATCGTAGCTTAATTGCTTAAATGGCCTTCCTGCATACATCTGAACCATATCTCTAAGGATTTGACCTTTTTGGTTTTCACCTGACCAAATGCAGAAGGTAAGATTGTGTTTAAGTGCCAGTGTAAGAAAGTACCAATTGATCCAATAGGTCTTTCCTACGTTATCGTGGCCTAAAATGATATTTACTTGCTTAGGTTTGAACTTTAAATGCTCATCAATAAAGCAGCCTATTCCTAAACCTTGTTTAATGTTACCGTCTTTATAATCCAGCAGGTACTGAAGGGCATCGCCTTTATTTTTTAGCATAACGTTTTAGTATTTGTAATTCTTTTGGTTCAGTGTCGTCGCTAAAATTACCAAACTTATTTTTATTCTTGTCCCAATTAATTAATCTTCTTTCTACTCCAAAAGCCTTTTCTTTTTCAAACCTCATCTTGCGATCATTATCTCCGTGTTCAGTCCAGTAAGCATAAAACTCGTTTAGCATCTCTTTTCCGTATAAATCTAAATAAGGTTGAAGAGAAGCAGCAAACTCCTGTTTGCGTATAACTATATTTTTATTGTTATTCTTATTATTATTCTTATTAGCTTCAACTTCGCTTTCGTTTTGCTTCTGTTTTGCTTCTGTTTCGCTTTTTTCTCGCTTAACTTTTGCCTTACTTCCGTTTTCGTAACGCTTTAAATTTGCTTCTATTTGAGGTTTAATTAAGGTAAAAATAGTTTTACTAATTCCTTGTAAATCAACTTCAGTTGAATTTAATCCAAGTTCATAAACTGCGCTCCAGATATCTGCTTGGTTTTCCTTTGGCAGCTCTTTAATCGCTTCATAAAAGCTGCGGTAAATAATCATTGTATCTCTCATGGTATAAAAAGAAAAACCCCCATAACTCCACTGGATCTCACTTCAGTTTCATTATGAGGGTCAATAATGTTGTTAAGTTCTATAGTGTGAGATCGAACCATTTGACAAATATAACAATTATTCTAATAACTTATCGAAAGTAAAATTTTCTTTTACCCATTGACGGAAAGCTCTTTGAATATCTACCTGCTGCTCCATTGCTTTAGGATCTGAATAGTTAATGATTAATCTATCCGTCTTTTGAATCTCCTCCAGAAACATTGCCGCCTTGCGTTTGATATTATGCTTGAATACGTTTGCATCGTTTAAATCCTCAATATAATCTCCTAAGACCGGAAGGATTGCAGTTAATACTATTAGCTTTTCTAAATTGCGTTTTACCGCTTCTGTGTATTGTTCTTGTTCCATGTTTTTATAAATTGTTAAATTGAATTTCTAGCATTTCTAAAGTTTGCTCATCCAGCAATAATCTGGATCGCATTTTGTCCAAAGCCTCTTTATAACTTATCTCTATTGATCCTTCGTAAAAATCAAAAAATTCTATTTTATCATGGCTTTTATACCTGCCTTGAAATAAATTAATTTCTTCCAGCTTGCGATCAATTCTGTAATTTAACTCCTGAATCTTGGAATTTAATTCTAATGCTTTATTAAATGTTTCCTGTGTCATATTCCTACTTTTTTTAATTCTTTAAATCGGCGTCCATTGTAAATATCTTTGATAATTTTCCACCTAATGTATTCCCTTATGGTCAACCAATATTCCGGATTAATTACGTTAGTGTGAAATTGCGCTGCTTTAAATTCAATTAGTAAAATTTCTTTATTTAGCGGTAAATATCCTCGCATTCCATTAATATCAATGCTAACTGTTATATATTCTTTTTTTGTCATTATGCTTGTTTTAAGTGGTCGTAAGCTCCTGCATCCATGTATTGCTTAATCTTATTTAGAAAGTAAAGCGAAGTTGCTGATCTGACGTCTTTATACAGATCTCGTTTTGTTATTTCATAATCAAACTTAATCGTATCAAAAAACTCCTTGGTACCTGCAACCGTGTCTTTATAAATCGAATCCTTTTTTAAAGCGTGGTGAGCTTTAATTGAATTAATAACAGATGCGTGATGCCTGTTAATTAGCTTCCCTATGTCATCCAGTTTAAACCGGTTGTATCTTTTCAACCTGTAACAAATATAGTGTCGCTTGTAGGCTAAAACTTGCTCGCGGCTTCTGGTGTTTAATCCTTCCAAAGCAATGTATTCTTTTACTTTGTCTAAGATCGCGTTATTTGAATTTGTCATTGTAAACGTGATTTGAGTATTTATTAAATGATGCAGGCAGTTCGTAGCTTTGCTTTTTGTACGTTTGGTGATTCCGTGTTTTGGCATCTAATACAGGGTAGCTATTTGTTGAAGCAAGCCAGCTTAAAAAAACTATAAATAAAACTGCAATAGCTGCGCCTGCTAAAGTACCTCTCTCGTCTTGATTCAATCCCTTGAACCAAATTACATACTGCTTAGTTGTTTTCATTTTCGATTGTTTCTAAAAGGTTTAAAACTGAACCCCAAGCGCCGAGCGCGTAGCGGGTGTGGTTATGCTCTACGCCGTATTGGCTTTTGCAATCTTGCAAGTCCGCATATAATTCTTGTTCTTTAATGCGGATAAGATCTAAAATTTGTTCTTTTGTCATAATGCTTTGTTTAAATGTTTCGACAAATATAATATGAATTTTCAATATAATGAACAAAACTTATAAAAAAAGTTAAAATTATTTTTCTGAGCATAAAAAAAGGGCTACCGCTTTCAACTGGCAACCCTTCTCTAATAACACTAAAACAATTATGCGCTACAAAGATATGTAAATATTTTACTTAGCAATCTCAAAGTGCATCCAATCGTAATTTTTTTCTTTACCTAAGGAAATAAATCCGTGTTTATAAAAGATATCAATCATGGGCGCATATTCCGGTCTGGCGAATCTCGCAGTTTTTGATGTTTCCTTTAAAGTATTGCGCACCGGATCAAGATCAATTGCAATCCCCCAAGCGTGTTTACTATAAGAGGTACCGCCGCGCATTTTGCGAAAGTTAAAACATCCTCCGTAAAGGTCTATTCCAAGCTCAACGATACGTTCATACCCATACACGGATAAAAGTTCGTTAAACACGCTTAAAAACGCATCTGCGACGTCCTTGTGGCACCTCATACGAGTTACCTTAGTATCTAGATCCCAAGCAATGCGCATCGGATAAGGTAGGTTGATTGTTTTTAGATACGTTCCCTTTTCATTTGGTTGTCCGTATTTTGCTATGGCTTGAGCGGTTGTTATCATAAATGGCTTTTAAAGTTACAAATGTCATGTTTTTTGTCCTTTTTACTGGACATTTCATTATCTATATTTCGCCAAATGCTCCTGATATTAAGTACTTTTGGCGCGCTTTAAGTAAATAACCCCGGCAACAGTATCACCGGGGGGTTCTCAGTCAAAACTGAGTGGGGCATGCGGAATCAATTAGCTATCTTGTCCGCCGAACTCTCCCAAGTGCGCATCGTTGAGAGGCTTGGAGGTACATTTATTTTAATTCGTCTAATTTAAAGTATTTGCTGATCTTAAACATTAATATAATCAGGAATAAAAAGAACAAACTAACGGCCACAAACTTTATTGTATCAGTGAAAGTTTTATCTTGCTTTACCTTTTGATGCTTCAGATCAGTTTTAAGCTGCTTTTTGTTTGTTTTAAGCGCATAACGTAGCGAATCTGCATAGATAGTTCGGATATGCTGCAAACTATCGTTAAAACGCTTTAAATCGAATCTTTGGATAAATCGTGTTTTTGGTATGTATTCCTTCTGTATTTGGATTACTGTATCTTTAGTAGTTATGAACTTTTCCCAAAAGATGGAATCTCTGATCAGTTTTGGGAATGAATCTATAGTTTGAATCCGGATAGTATCCGTAAAACTTTCCACGCGATACCCTTTCTTAGTCGCCTTATTTATATGGTAATTAACACCGCATCCTGTCACAATTACTGTAAGAATTAGTGACAAAATCAGGCTATAGCTTGACAATTTGGTCTTGATCATAAGGTTATAAGCTTAAATTTTAGGATCTTTTATTGATTTACTCCATACCGTAAGGCCCAGCGCAGTTGCTGAATAAGTTAACAGGCCTACAAATACGAACTCATGAACCTTAAACGCGCGAAAAAGCGGAAGGATAGCATAAGCCAAAGCAGCCCAGAATGCAGTAAACGCTCCAATCCTTTTCATGGACCATTTGCCGTTAGGCCTTAGCGTCTCGTTTATTAGCTCTTTTATCATTTGGAAGTATTGCGTAAATTCTTTCTGGAAGATCAATCTGATTTGATGCCTTGCCGGATCTAAAACTTTGCTCTTTATAGCAGTCGTAAAGCGCCGTCTCAACTTTATTCAATCGGTTATCTGTATGCCAAAGCCATAAAGCCAGAACTCCGGTAACTCCGTATTTTTTGATCAGCGTAACAAATTCCGTCATACCTCTTCCGTGTTTTCGTGACCAGCAAAAGCGTGCTTCGGATTCTTCGGTTCGATTAGGTTCAACCCAAAGTCGTAGGTGTTGTCTGCCATTAGGTCGTAGTGGTAGCCGTCTGCGTTCGTGTTTTCGTCCAACGCAATTACTCCGATTTCAACTACTGCGTGAACTCCTTGCCCGTATCCGTCTTCGGTTAGTATTCCTTTTGCGGTGAGGTCTGCGATAGCCTCAGCCTTGTCTGCGTACTTTAGTTTATAAATCATTGGGTTAGTGCTATACATTGCGCATCGGTTAAAGGTGTAGGGAATAGAGCCATTTCGTTGATGAAGTAAGGCACTTGACAAGATACGTTTAGGTTTTCCATTGCAGTTGCGGAAAATGCAGTTGCAGAAACTACCTTAACCCCGTTGACAATATAGTCAGCAGTTAATCCGTTCCACTTTATAGCAATTTTCACTATATCTGTTAGTGTTGTGTATGATGCAGCTGGTGTATTTGCTACTACTTTATCAATTACAAATCTTGCATTGCCTCCGTTTCTAATCCTAAATCCATCCCCAATAGATGGAGAAGTGCCCGTATTAATAAACATAGCAGCGCTTGCGTTGTCTCTTAATAACGGAATGTTATTCCTCAACTCCACAAACCAAGTACCACCCGCTGCAGTTATCAACCCATTGGTGAATATGTTATTCCGTGTTATTGTATCAGCGTTACGTGTAACACTTGCAGTTGTATTAGGTATGAAAGAAGTAGCGTATGCGCCCGCTTCGAGTTGTGCGCCCCATA